GTGCGAAACACACCTAACTCCGGGGACCGTCGTTGTCCTTGCCTTTCCGGCTCCAGTTTTCTCCATCTTCTAGATAAATGGAACTTCTCGGCTTTCCTCCTGAAAGCGTTAGAGGGGGATGATCGTCAAACGTCTGAAACCTCTAGCTGATTCGCGGTCACGAGATACCGATCTGTCCGCGCGTTCACCGACGCGTCAGAAACGGCACGCAACCCCAGGGATCCGCAAATAACACTAGTAAAAAACCAATGAAAAACATGATTTTAAACCAGGTTACCGCATCGGGGGCCTTTGTTCGCGCGTTTCAAACTTCTGCTTTTTCCTTCTATAATCAATATTTTGTACTCCGGGAACTTGTAGACCAAAATCGAGCTCGATTATTGCCCTACGTAGTCGTGGATCCTACTGATCCCGAGGGTATACTCTATCTGTCCGAGAGAGAATACTTTGAGCTGCTCAAGGTGTCCGTATCGAACGATCGTAATTTGATAGTTCTTCAACGTCCTGGTAAAGTGTCGATGGTAAGCGCTAAGGATGTTGGGGATGACCCCCCAAAAACCCTCTCGCCTGATTTAATTCGAACACTCCCCGAAGAATCACAGAGAGCTATTGAAAACGTAATTCGGTCCGAGTTAGCAAAGCTTACGGCTAATAAGTCTCTTGGTGGAAAAGAGGATGAAACACTAAAGATCGAAACCAAAACGAATACATTGTCCAACGATCCCGAAAATAAAAACTCCCCACTCAAGGAGAGCAGATACTCGAGATTGTGTCGAATGCTTCGTCGTGAGCATCACTCCATGACTCACTTCGGAGGATCAACGCGTTTTTCTTCGGCTGAATCCCCGTTTGGCTCGAAAACTAGTTTCCCGCGGGGCCGGGCCGGGATCTTACTTGGAGAGGGAAACTTCTCTAAGCTATTCCATGGTTGGGGAGCAACCCTCCGACACTGGGGTGGAATTCCGCGAACCTTTGTTACGGTTCATGCTTTTCGTAGTGTTTCTTCGTATTTTTACAAAATCTACAAAACTCAAGGGGTCAACACTATGTGTCTCGCCCTCAAGGTAGCAGTGTTTGTCATAAATAACTACTTGGCTGGGTGTAAACGAACTAACACAGAAAGCTTGGGATATCGAATGAAACTAGTAAACGGGTTACCAAGTTTCATCCCTCTACGATTTCGATGTGCCATCAGAGATCGAGAGGCTCGTACCATTCGAGTAGTGATCGCCTTTCTAAACATTTACAAAGGGATAGATGCTAGCTATCTACCTCTTTCGGAGTATCTTGCTCCGATAGAAAGTCTCCGATTTCCTTGGGGAAAACAAGTAGATCGTTTCTCACAATTCGTTCGTACGGTTCTTTTCCAAACTATTTTTCCTGGGTTATTAAGTGTTCCGCTTGAAAAAGTATCAAGTAAACCTCCTCTATTAACAACCTCTGGTCCTAATGATGCTACCGCGGTACTCGGAGCTCATCATGATCGTGAGGCTTGGGAATCCCGACCATTCCCTTGGTTATTAGAGTTTTGTAAGCATATGGGGTATAAGTCTATCCTCGATCTCTATTCTTACGTTGGCCTTGTCGGAAAAAAGAGTTTACCTCTTCCCGTCAAAGGTAAACGTGCTGTTCAACCCCTTAAATTGGGGAAGATAGCTTTAAAATTCGAGCCCGCGGGTAAACTTCGTCCTTTCGCTATCGTTGATTTTTGGTCCCAGTGGGCTTTAACTCCCCTGCACCAAACTATCTTCAATATGCTAAAACTTATACCATCGGATGCAACTTTTGACCAAGCTGGGAAAACGGAAATGTTCGCCCAACGGTTGCATTCTATGGGAATAAAAGACGTGTATTCGTACGACTTAAAAGCCGCAACGGATACGATACCTTTATTGCTTTACAGGGTTTTATTTAATACTCTGTTTGGGGCCAAAACCACTTCCCTGTGGTTAGGCCTTTTAACAGATCGAGCGTTTTACCTTCCAACTAATAAAGCATATCGGATTCCAGGGAAAGTTTCAATTACTTATACCCGTGGTCAACCTATGGGAGCCAGATCTTCTTGGGGTGCGATGGCGTTACTCCATCACATGTTAGTTCAATACGCAGCTTGGCGTGTTGGTACTAAAGGTTTCTTCCCATTATATCTGGTCCTAGGAGACGATATTGTTATTGCTACGGAGAAGGTGGCGCAGTCGTATCTAGATGTTTGTAATGAACTTGGGGTTAAGGTTGGTCTTCCCAAGTCATTTATTTCAAACGAGGGGTTTTTCAACTTTGCCTCCAAAACATTCAAGAGTGATAGTGATCAACCGACCGTTACCAATTTATCCCCGATCTCTCTACGGGAAGAGAGATCGATTATAACCTCCCCGCAGCGTGCAGAGATGGTGCGAAGGTTAGACTGGATCGGATGGGTCAAGAACGACTTGGTCCCAAGGATAATTGGAATGGTGAAACTCCAACTACCCCTGGAAGGTTGGTACTATATCCAACCTGCTCTGAGATGGAACAGGTGGCATAGTCTCCTTGTTTCGGCTGTACGGAACATCTTAGTCCCCGATCCCGAGAGACTCTCGGAATTGGGTATTCGGTGTCCTGTCACGGTTGTATGGTCAGACCTTATATGCGTTTCCACGCAGGCAAAGGCGGACCTAACAGTGACAAGTACAATCTCGAACTGGTCAAATCCAGATCATAAGGGTTTACTGCCAACCCAAATGAAACCTGGTATGAACATACTTCGAGATTTCCTAATCAAGGATATTATAAAACTAATGAAAAACTCGAGGTTTGATTTAGTGTGTTTGTCACTATTGATCCGAGTCTTCCCCCCCAGTCATATCTATCTTCGAGAATTTCTGAGCCCTCCAGCCCAGAAATTGTTTTTGTACATTAAAGGAATGGTGGATTCCATTTACTGCTCGATTTTAGGCATGCCGAGGCTTCTAACCAATGAGGAGATAACGACTAACCTTTATCCACCTAATCTCTCGAAACTCTACACCGAGTTCCGGGCGAAATTAATCATAGATCCCGCATTGATTGGCCTAATGTGGGATACGGTGGTAAAGGTAACTTCGTTGGGGTTGAAACGTGGCGACGTCATTCCAACCTCTATAGGGAGCCAATTCAATCCCCAAACGCAACGCGTAAGGAGCCTTTCGTGGATGTTTGAGGATCCTAAGCCCGACAAGGGGCCTCTGATCTCCGAGGATAAGGTGTTCGAGAAGGGATCTCTTATACCCAAACCTCCAAGAGTGATTCCACAAAAGAATGAAATGGTTCCCAGTCAGAAAGTTTTACGCGAACTTGTTGATGATACCCTCCCTTGTGCCAGAGAGTGGAAGATTCTCTTGAGGAACGTGCCTCTTGAGGATTTATTACGGATAAGACTTGAGTTTCCGGAGTTTCCCAGATACTCAGCCTTAAATACGTTCTTCCGTGAGATATCTTCGGTGGAACAAGCCCAACGTCGATCTGAAGCTCGAAGGAACCGCTTTTGGTTAGAAATCGATAGGGTATTACGATCACAGGCTTTAGCGAAGGTCGTGGAAAACGATCCCTCCCTCCAGCGGGAAGCTGGCTCGCCTTGGAAATAGCATCAAACTTCCTTTTGACGTTTTTCTCCGCGTGAAAGGACTATTCTTAGTCAGCGAGATAGTTCTCTATCAACGAGGAAAGGGTCGCGGTTCTCTTATACCTTATTAAGAGTGGGTGTTCTTAACAGGACAGAAAACTACAACCCCC